CCGAGAAACTGAGGTCCATGAATGGATAAGCGCACACCCCGCGAAAGCGAATCCCGCGAAGCAACTTCGCGCAAGAAGTCTTGGGCTCCGCCCACCGTGCTTCCAGAACCGAACAAGACGGATGGCTGGCGTTATCGCTGGATCCGGACATCGACGCTGAATAATTCGGACAACACGAATGTTTCGTCGAAGTTTCGTCAGGGCTGGGAGCCTGTGAAGGCCGAGGAACATCCCGAGATCACCGTCCTTCGTGACCGCAAGTCGGATTTCAAGGATAACATTGAGGTTGGCGGGCTCCTGCTCTGCAAAGCACCGGAAGAGACAATGGCTGAGCGCGACGATTACTATCGTCAGCATGCGATCAATCAGATGACTTCCGTGGAAAACAACTTCATGCGTGAAAACGATCCGCGAATGCCTCTGGTCAAGCCAGAGATCTCTACGCGGGTAACTTTTGGCAAGGGGCGGAAATAATCCGCCTCACAATGAGGTAAGATAACATGGCTTCTACGGCTTCCCCGTATGGTCTGCGCCCTGTTAATCTGATCGGCGGTCAGCCCTATGCTGGCTCGACCCGTCTGGTCAAGATCAACAATGCGTATGGCTCGAACATCTTCTACGGTCAGCCCGTGTCCATCAACTCTTCGGGCGTTGTCATCGCTGAAACCGGCACATCGAATGTGGCCGCTACAGGCGTTGTCGGCGTTTTCGTCGGTTGCACGTACACGGATCCGAACCTGAAGTACAAGCTCTTCCAGCAGTACTGGCCCTCGGGCACAGTCGCTACGGATGCTTTCGCCTATGTGGTGGATGATCCGGATGTGGTGATGCAGATTCAGGCTGACGACGCTGTCACACAGGCGGCTCTCGGTGCCAACATTGGCTTCAGCACCTTCTCGGGTGACACAGCCACCGGCAACTCGGAAACATCTGCTGACGCTGCTTCGATCAACACAACCGCCACTCTGCCGCTGCGCATTGTTGGCTTCGTGGACGGTCCCGAGTCTCAGGTCGGCGACGCCTTCACGGACCTTCTTGTTAAGTGGAACATGCCCGCCGCCGTTTCGAGCAATGCTTCGAACGCTGCGGTTACCATGACCTACGGTCATGCGTACATGAACCCGACTGGCGTGTAATAGGAGAATATAGAAAATGGCTATTTCACGCGCACAACTCCTCAAGGAACTGCTGCCGGGTCTAAACGCCCTGTTCGGCCTTGAGTACAAGAAGTACGAAAACGAGCATGAGGCGATCTACGAGACCGAAACCTCGGAGCGCTCGTTCGAAGAAGAACTGAAGCTGTCTGGCTTCGGCACAGCCCCGGTCAAGGCCGAAGGTTCTGCCATCGCCTACGACAACGCTCAGGAAGTCTGGACGGCTCGTTACAACCACGAGACCATCGCTATGGGCTTCTCCATCACCGAAGAGGCGATGGAAGACAACCTGTACGACTCGCTGTCCTCGCGTTACACCAAGGCCCTCGCCCGTTCGATGGCCTACACGAAGCAGGTGAAGGCGGCTTATCCGCTTAACAACGGCTTCTCCGGTGGCGCGTTTGTGTCGGGCGACGGCGTGACGCTGTTCAACACAGCCCACCCGCTCGTGTCTGGTGGCACGAACAGCAACACGCAGGGCACACCGGCTGATCTGAACGAGACCTCGCTTGAGGCCGCCGTTATCCAGATCGCTGGCTGGCGCGACGAGCGTGGTCTGCTTATCGCAGCCCGCCCGCGCAAGCTGATTGTTCCGCCGAACCTGATGTTCGTTGCGACCCGCCTGCTGGAGACAGAACTCCGCACGGCGACCGCCGATAACGACATCAACGCGATCAAGAACAACGGTACGATTCCGGAAGGCTACTCGGTCAACCACTACCTGACCGACACCGACTCGTACTACCTGATCACGGATGTTCCGAACGGCATGAAGCACTTCGTTCGTACCCCGCTCGCCACCTCGATGGATGGCGACTTTGATACAGGCAACGTCCGCTACAAGAGCCGTGAGCGTTACAGCTTCGGCGTGTCGGATCCGCTTGGCATCTGGGGCAGCCCGGGCGCTTAATAGCGCTACGATAGACTAGGAAAGGCCCCCGCTTTGGGGGCCTTTTCATTTGTGGTACAATTTAGCTATCCCCCGAATGGTGGACCGGGTTCCCCGGCTTCGTGAGACAGTCCCGGCTGACGCTCGCAGAGACTCCGAAGCTACATCCTGCGAGGATAATCCAATGGCTAACACAAGCTTCTCCGGCCCCGTCAAGGTGTCCGACACATTCACAGTCGCCACGGTTCCGGATGCTACTCTCAGCACCGGCGGCATGATCTACGTGAGCAATGGCCGCAACGGCGCTCCGATCATTGCGTTCTCGAACGGCACGGCTTGGCTGCGCGTCGATACCGCTGGTGCCATTTCTGCCACGTAATAGGTGGGGCTTCGGCCCCGCCTTTTAGCTTTGGAGGGCAGAATGGCTCTATATCTCGGTGACGTTAAGTCGAATGTGGCCACATCCAGCAACGTGGTTGTTGGTGGCCCCGCCCGCGTTCGCGGCATCCATTATCTTGCGAATACAAGCCCCGGCTCTATCGTCGTAAAGGACGGTGGCTCTGGCGGCACAACTGTTCTTACGGTCGCCACCGCTGCGAATGCGTATGGCAATGTGGTGATTCCGGGTGACGGCATTCTTTGCTCGTCGAACGTGTACGCCGCGCTCACGAATGTGGTTTCGGCAACAATCATCTACGGATAAGGGGCATCATGTCCGAGATCGCCTCCATATCGCGCTACGGCAAGACTGAGCCGTTTGAGCTTCAGGTTTCTCGCGGTCAGGTCGCTTGGCACCGCCCGGTTATCGTGTTTGGATTCAATGGTGATGTTGACGCCAGCACTGAGACGATCTGGCCGGGTGGCGGGATTTTGACATATCCATCCGCCGCCATCCAGATGAAAGTAAGCTCCTCGAACGCGAATGACACAGCCGCTGGCACTGGTGCCCGTACTGTTTACATAGGCGGTCTTGACGCGAACCACAACGAGATCTCTGAGACAGTCACTCTCAGCGGGCAGACCGCTGTTACGACGACAAAATCTTACCTGCATATCAACGAGGCGTATGTCACATCTGCGGGCTCTGGCAACTCTGCCGCCGGTTCCATATACATTGGCACCGGCGTTGTTACCGCTGGTGTGCCCGCCACGGTCTATGACATCATAGCGTTCGACTACAACAGGCGAGTCACCGGCAGTTATACGATCCCCGCCGGATATACTGGCTATTTGGTTCAGGGGCTGTTCTCAACTGGTCAGGCTGGTGGCTCAAACGCCGTGACTGGTCGCCTGATGACCAGAGGGGAGAACAACATCCGGCTGACGTTTGCGGTCGTGACCCTCAACAACGGCTCTGCTGATTATAAGTTTGAGCTTCCTGCCGCAATCCCCGAGAAGACAACCGTTGAAGCTCAGGCGTTTGGCTCCTCGGAAAACAACTCCTGTTCGTCCATGTTCATCATTCTTCTGGTAAAGAACGACAATGGCTAAGACACCAGCTTGGACTCGTAAAGAGGGCAAGAACCCGAAGGGCGGTTTAAACGCCAAGGGTCGCGCATCCTACAATCGTGCAAACCCCGGAAAGCCGGGCCTCAAGCCGCCGCAGCCTGAAGGTGGACCCCGTAAGAAGTCCTTCTGCGCCCGCTCTGCTGGCCAGATGAAGATGTGGCCCAAGGCCGCGAAGGATCCAAACAGCCGCCTCCGCAAGGCGCGTAGGGCGTGGGACTGCTAATGGGCCGCACCAACGAAGCATTGTGGGCAAAAGCCAAGGCCGAAGCAAAGGCCAAGATGGGCGGCAAACACTCCGCCCGGGCGATGCAGTTGGCTGGCAAGATCTACAAGGATCGTGGCGGCGGTTACACGGGGCCGAAGACAAAGGCCCAGAAGTCCATGACGAAGTGGACGAAGGAAGAATGGGGCACGAAGAGCGGAAAGCCATCTGGCAAGACCGGAGAGCGTTACCTGCCGAAGAAGGCCCGAGAAGCCCTGTCGCCTGCGGAATATGCGGCGACAACCCGAGCAAAGCGTGCCGGGACAAAAGCTGGAAAGCAGTTCGTCGCCCAGCCGAAGAGAATCGCCAAGAAGACGGCAAGGTTCAGGTGACGGAAATGGATACAAAAGTCGAAATTTCGGTTGCCCGTATGGAAGTGCAGGTAGAGCGTCTTGAGAAAGACGTAGCAGAAGTAAAGGATGACGTGAAGGCGATCCGTGCCACATTGGATAAGGCAAGCGGTGGCTGGAAGGTCTTAATGATGGTTGGCGGGGCTTCTGCCGCCATCGCAGCGTTCGTAACAAAGATCTTAGCATCATGGCCATTCGCAAAGTAATTTCTCTCGTTGTCGCTGCCCTCTTTCTGATTTCAACCCCGGCACTCGCTAATCAGTGCGTCACGATTGATCAGTTCCACTACACGCTGATGTCTCAAGGCATCAAGTCGTATGGCTCCAAGTCTGCCGCGACAGGCAAGATGGAGAAGCTGATCAACAGCAACCGCACGAAGGCTGGCAAGGATACGATTGATGCCTCCATTGTTCTTGCGGCATACGGACAGGATCAGAAGGGGCAGATCATTGTTATCGTCGCGGTCGTGGATCAGAATGGCTGCATTATCGAGGACACGTTCACGACGCTGACGGCGGATATGTGGCTTTCCTTTCTGGGGTCTTCCGGGGTCGAGCTTGAGGACTTCATTCCGATTGATGGTGCATGATGCAGTTCAGCAGAACATCGCTCAGTAAGCTGAAGGGTGTCCACCCTGATCTGGTGCGTGTCGTCATGCGCTGCGCCAAGGACTGGAAGGACAAGCAGTTCACATTCGGCATCACATGCGGTGTGCGAACGCTTGAGGAGCAGAAGATTCTCGTCAAGAAGGGTGCCTCGAAGACACTTCGTAGTCGGCACATTCCGGCGCAGAATGGTTACAGCCACGCGGTGGACGTGGTTGCGTTTATTGACGGGGCTGTTCGCTGGGATTGGCCCCTGTATGGTAAGATTGCTACGGCAATGAAATCTGCCGCAAAGGCGGAGAAAGTGCCGATTGAATGGGGCGGGGATTGGGTTTCGTTTAAAGACGGGCCTCACTACCAGCTTCCGTGGAAAACATACCCGGGAAAGAAATGAGGGAATACAATGAAGTTTACTGCTGAACAGATCTGGGGCATTGTCCGCACCATCCTCGCCGCGATTGCTGGCTGGGCTGCGGGTCAGGGCTACGTTGACAACGAGACCGCGATGACTGTCATTGGCGCTCTCGGCACAATCTTCGTTGCCACTTGGTCGTGGTGGGTCAAGAAGTGAATTGGCTAGAGATTGCCGCCGTCGTCGTGCTGCTTGTCGGCCTCGGCGCTGGCGGCTTTCTCGTTGTCCAACGTCCGTCATTTTGGTTGGGCATTTTCTCTGCGGCACTCACAGGCCTCCTGCCGCACATCACAAAGCGCATGACGCCGGAGCAGGAAAAGGCGCTTCAGGAGTGTCATCGCCGTGGTGGCAATTGGGATCATTTCAGGAAGAAGTGCAGGTATAAGTGATGGCGATGTCTCGCAGCAACATGGGCAAGCAGGTTGCCCGTCCGGCCAAGGTAAAGAAGGTCATGAGCGAGTTCAAGTCGGGCTCGCTCAAGTCTAGCTCTGGCCAGAAGGTAACGAACCCGAAGCAGGCTGTTGCTATCGCGCTCAGCGAGGCTCGTCGCCAGCGCCGCCCTCGGCGTCCCAAGAGGATGAAATGAGCAAGAAGAAGAAAGTCACAGCGCCTCTTTCCTACGACCCCGGAAAGGGCCGCCCAAAGGAATATCTTGCCTATCTGAACTGGCAGGAGATGCAGGCGCTACAGCGTTTAAATGGCGGCAATATGGAGCGCGGTCCTATGGGGCTGCCTTCCTTCCCGCCTGACTGGCGTGGGAATCCGAACAGCACTGGCAACTGGTCTGGGGCAGGTGGAACATCACCGGGCGGCACTCAGGGCGGTGGCTCTGACAGCGGCAGCCGAGGGAGCGAGTCGGCCTCCTCTGCTTCTGATTCGGCAGATGCAGCCAATGCAGCAGAGTCTCAGCAGCAGTCCTCCGATACGGCAGCCCAGCAGGAGGCTGCCAATAAAAATGCTGCGGAAGCGGCGAAGACGTCTGCGTTTGCCGAGGATGCCCGTAAGGCTGGCATTGGCTCGCTTAATGTTGGCCCCATGCAGACGCCGGTCAAGATTGGTGGCGGTGCTATTTCGCAGGCTGTCTCAAGCGCCACAGCACCAACAAGTGTACCGTCTGGCTTTATGACGCCACAGCAGCAGATGGCTGATCGCATGAACACCATGTACAGCCCTAACGCCCTGAAGGGTCTTTACAGCGGGACAAACGCATTTGGCATTTCGGATCCGGAAAAGCGATCAAAAATTCAAGAGTCTCTTCTCGGTCAAACCATCGAGCTTTCTCGCATGGGCAAGAGTGTTGGCTACACTGCTGCACCTAAGATTGCGACATCCGGTTACGTGGACCCCTTGAAGTCTGGGGTTGTTACTCATTGGACGGGAACACCGCAAGGCCAACGGATCGCTGCGCTTGGCACTCGGAAGGGTTATGGATATGGTGTTGCCATTGACCCCGCTGGCAACATCGCATACACGAAGCAATTCAACAAGGAGGGTGATTACCCACAAACCTTCCATGCAAAGGGCTACAATACCGGCACCGTTGGTGTTGCGACTGTTGGGCTGGGAGAGCCAAACCCCTCTCAAGTGGCATCCGCTCGCGCTCTGGGGAAAGAATGGTTCAACCCCGACGCAAGCGTAACCTCACATGGTTATCTCGCTGGTGATATTGCTGCCCAGCGCCGTGCCGCTGGTGAAAAATTTGAGGGCAGAATGACGCGAGAGGGCAAAGCTATTGCTTCTGCATTCTCTGGGGGTCTGTCTGACATCACAACTCCGTCTTTTGCTGGAGCATCTCCCATCAGCGGACCACCAACGACAAACGCTGTTGTGTCACCTGCTTCGATGAGAATTCAGCAGGTCGAGAATCAGTACAATCCGGCGACGACCCCGCAAGTTGTAACAGAGACTTCAAAGCTGACTTATGACAGGCTTCGCAGCACACCTGATGGAGTCACCACAGAAGCAAGCCCGGAGGAAGTAGAATCTCTCGACCCTGCAAATCGTGCTGGATTTGAAAACGCCCAGCAGATGCAGCAATATTCGCCCAAAAGGGGGACGGTCAAGCAGCCGACACCTGAAGAGCAGAAAAGACTCGACATGCAGAATCAGTGGCAGGGTCTTGATCTTGGGCCTCAAAATTACGACACAGACCAAGAGACGCTCGATAGGCTTGCTAGTGTTTACGAGGGTGCCGGTATCGGGCCTAAAATGGTTCAGAGGGACGATTATGTAATCGGAGACGAGGCGCAGACGTATCCGAAATACGTTACACCCGAGACACAGCAGATCGTTGAGGATCAGGAGAGGATCAATAGGCGGGGTGTTGGCGTAATTAAACGCGGTATGCCGTTCTTTGGTGGCATTGTGTCTGGAATCGAGAGGCTCCAAGAGGTGTTTACGGACAAGGACATTCCCGATTACGCAACAGACCAGAAGTACAAGTATATGCAGGCCTCTCCGGAAGAGCAGGCTGCTATGCGTGAGAAGTACCCCGACATCAGAAGGTTCGCGGTTTCCATTGGTGACATTCCGCCAAATACCGGGACACAGTACGCGGGTGGCTATCCTAGGAAGGAGCTTGGAGGCAAGTCTGATCCGTATTCGAAGACGAGCAGCCGCACAAGCTACTCGCCGTCCGGTGGTCCGGTTTCGGCAGCAAGCGATACTGGCCGTTCCCAGCAGTACTACCTCTGGGATCTCGGGATCGGAATTCCATCTCCGGGCGAGCCGGAATATAATGATTACCAGAGATACCTCAGAGAACGCGGGGCCTCTGCGGAGGTGTAAACATGGCAAAGAAAGACGCAATCGGGAACGCTGTTCCCTTCTCCACCAAGAGGGGGCGTGGCAGATCCAAGCCCGTCCATCGTCGTGGATCCAAAAAGCTAGGCCCGAAAGATCCAGACCGGGGAAATCGCGGTAAACACTGAGATTGTGGGGAACGTGAGCATTTGGGCAGGCGGCTCCTGTAATCGGCGGTATGCCTCTTGGAGCGGGGCTCACACTTAGGATACGAGAATGGCAACGAGCGGAACAACAACTTGGAACCCCGACATCGGGGAATTGGTCGAGGAAGCCTACGAGAGGGCTGGCCTCGAATTGCGTTCGGGCTACGATCTGAAGACGGCTCGCCGGAGTCTGAACTTCCTTCTCGCTGAGTGGGCCAACAAAGGTTTAAACCTCTGGACTGTGCATTCCGGCACACTAACTCTGGTGCCGGGTCAGAAGACCTATACGTCCGCTGACGGCCTTCCCGCCGACGCTATCGACTACATCGAGCATGTGTGCCGCACGACCACAGCGGGCATCGCTACAGACATCTCCCTAAACCGGATCTCGGTGTCCACATACGCGAACATTCCGACGAAGGATCAGGGCGGTCGCCCCTACCAGATCTATGTGAACCGCGCCACAAATTCGCCGCAGATCACGCTCTGGCCGGTTCCCGACTCTAGCGCCACATACACGCTCGCGTACTGGTACTTGAAGCGCATGGACGACGCGACAAACCCCGTCAGCCAGACAATTGAGATCCCTTTCCGGTTCTACAATGCTCTCGTGGCAGGCCTTTCCTATCATATCGCGCTCAAGAAGCCGGAGGCTGCGGAGCGTGTTTCCATGCTCAAAGACCTGTACGACGAGGCATTCCAGCTTGCTGCGGACGAGGACCGTGATCGGTCCAGCGACCGATTCGTGCCATTCCTTGGCTACGATTTCTAGGGTATAATCAGGATGTCAGTCCCATACGCAAGAGGTAGGCTGGCCTTTGGTTTCTGCGATACGTGCGGACAGAGGTACGACCTCCACGATCTGAAGGTCCAGATTGTCGCCGGTCGTGCAACGAACATCAAGAATTGCATGTACTGCCTCGACAAGGACCATCCCCAGTACTTTGTTGGCCGCGTTCCTGTAAACGATCCGCAGGCGCTTCTGAATCCCCGGCCAGATACCGCTCAGGTTGAAAGCCGCGAACTTTGGGGTTGGAACCCCGTAGGAAACAACGCCGTTTACGGAACCGGACAGGTTGGCGTTATCGGCATTTACCTCAACGGGGTGCCGAGCCCCATTACCTATTCTGGAGAACTGTAATGAAGAAGAAGTCTCACAAGCGCATGCAGATGGGCGGCATGGCCAAGATGGACGACGCCGCCGGTCGCGCCATGATGAAGGATCTCCGTGGCTCTCGCGGTGCGCCTATGCCAATGAAGTCAATGACCCCGAAGGACCGCGCCTCAATGATGCAGGGCCTTATCGGTGGACGCGGCGCTCCTGTTGTCAAGAAAGCCCCCATCATGACAACAACAGCACCAGTCGCCAATACGGCTGTAATTTCCGGCGCTCCAACTTCTGGGATCGCCCCAGTATCGACAACGACACTGCCGATTGCTGGGCGTGGTGCAGCGGCTCCCGGCAACACGGATGCCATGAAGGCCTCTCTCATGACTGGCATGAAGAAGGGCGGCGCTGTCAAGTCCAAGAAGATGCGTGGCGGTGGTCTCGCCCGTAAAGGTGTCGGCATGGCTCTCGCCAAGGGTGGAATGGTTCGCGGAGCCGGTTGTGCAAAGCGCGGCGTTAAGAAGGCTAAGACCTACTAATGACACGGTACGCAAGGACAAACACCAAGGCTGCACCGGCAAACACTACTAAGGTCAAGCCAGCCCCAACAAAGGCTGGTGCCGCGCCTGTGAAGTCGTCGGCAAAGGCACCCGTGAAGCCGTCTGTACCTCCTTCGAAGACTAGAGCGAGGCCGGGATTGACAGAGAAGCCTAAGGCAACACAGGTTTCGTCTAAGCCCATTCAGGCGAAAGGTGGTGCCGCCCAGAATAAAGCCGCTCCGGCTCCCGTTAAGACCGCCAAGGCTCCCGTTAAGACCGCTCCGGCTAAAACCAAGGTTGCCACAACATCTGCGCCCAAAGCTAGTTCTGCCCCTGCAAAGCAGGCTAAGAATGAAACCAAGGCAGAAAAGAAAACCCAGAATCAGGTAGCTGGGAAGGGACAGGGCAACCAAGGGGCCTCCGGTAAGGGCGGCAAAAATTTTGGCAGCGGCGGTGGCAATCGTGGTGATGGCAATCGCGGCAATGATGTCCGTGGCGGCGGCAATCGTGGCGGTGGCCGTGGCGGTGGTGGCCGTGGCGGTGGTGGTCAGGGTGGCAACAACTCCAATCGACCAGCACAACCAGTAATGCCCGTAGCTCCCAAGCCCGGGCCAGTCGCCCCCCTTCCTGTTGGCGCTCCCGCTCCCGTCGCGGCCCCGCCAAGACCAAACCAAAGCGGACCCATTGCGGCTGGTCCGATTGCAAATCAAGGAGTCCTTCCTTCGGCACCCGCTCCATATTCGCCGACTAGCGGTGGCGGGATTGGTGCAATTGCGCCACCCACTCCCGCCGCTCCGGTTCCCGCCGCTCCGGTGGCTCCGGCGGCTCCAAGGCCCGCTCCGGCTCCTGCTGCTCCGGTGGCTCCGGCGGCTCCAAGGCCCGCTCCGGCTCTTGCTGCTCCGGCTCCTGCTGCTCCGGCTCCAAAACCTGCCGGATTGAGGACGCTCAGCGCGGAGGAAAGCCAAACAGCAGCCCGGCGTGGTAAAACTCCATTGGGGATGCGTGGCGGCGGTCTTGCACAAAAGGGTTTTGGCTCGGCGATGCGCGGTAGCGTAAACAATGCGAAGCCGACTTCTTCTTCGCGGCCCCAGTCAATGAAGCCCTCAAGCGGTTCTCGCGGAATGGGCGCTGCAACTCGCGGCTTTGGTCGCGGAAGGATGGTATAAAATGGCATACGATAGATCTGGACGTGCCCCGGACGGCTCCCTCGATCCAAAGAGGTTGTTTATCGCAAAAATCATGCATATGGCGAATATTGGCGGTGGCGGGGGATCAATTGATCTGAGGAAGAGGGCCGATGACCTATACCAGACCATGGTCACAGGCGAGTCTCACGGCGGCTGGAAGATCAAGGGTGCCAAGGGCAAGGAAAGCGAAGAAGACGTTAAGGTTGACCCCGGTAAAAAGATCAAGGATACGGATGTTGACTTCGGCATGAGACGCCGTTCCGCAAACCTTTCGGATGTGTATCGTCCGAAGGTGACTCCAACAATGAAGGAAGGCGGTCTTGTCCGTGGTGCCGGTTGTGCGCAGCGCGGTCGCGGTCGCGGAAAGATGGTATAAGATGAAGTACACATACAAGAAGATGGCAAACGGTGGCCGCGTCGATAAGGACAAGGGCTACACCGCCAAGGAGCGAAAGGAACTCAAGAGCCTCATCGAAGAGTTCGGCGACAAGTATTCCAAGGACGTGACGGGCAGTAGTTCTGTGACGTTCGAGAAGAAGAAAAAGGCCCCGCCGAAGAAGATGGCTCGTGGTGGCATCGTTGGCAAGCCTGCCCGCTCTGCCCGCGACATGAGGGCTGGTGCCGGTAGCGGTGTTGGCCGTATCCAGAAGACAAAGATCCAGAGGGGGCGTTAATGGCCAAGCAGAATGCACGACTCAAGCTTCCGTCTGATGCCACCGTTGAGAACGGCATGCGGCGTGGTGTAAACGTCGGTAACATGAAAATGCTCAAGAAGCCCATGAAGATGCGTGGCGGCGGTGCTGCTACGAGGGGCCTCAAGATCTCGGAGAAGCAGGGCTAATGTCCTTCACGTATGCACAACTTGTAGATGCGATCCACGGCTACCTTCAGGTAGACTCGAATGGTATTTCGACTGACGATATGAACACGATCATTCGTCAGGCGGAACAGCGTATCTACTACGATGTGCAGATCCCCGTTCTCAAGAAGAACGTGACGGGTAACCTGTCGGCGAATAATCGTTACCTGACGACGCCGACAGATTACCTTTCGACATATTCCATCGCCGTCAACAACAACGGCAACTACGAGTATCTGCTTCCGAAAGAAGTTGCATTCCTGCGCGAGGCATATCCGTCCACAACGGCGACGGGTGTGCCGCGCTACTATGCGATCTTCGACAACGATACATTTCTGATTGCCCCGCCGCCGAATGCAAACTACGAGGTCGAGCTTCATTACTTCTATGAGCCGCCGTCCATCGTAGATCAGCCTTCCGGCACGTGGCTTAGTGAAAATGCAGAGAACGCCCTTCTTTACGGGTGTCTGTTCGAGGCGTATACGTATCTCAAGGGCGAGCAGGATCTCATCGGTCTTTATGCCGGGAAGTACAAGGAGTCGTTGCAGGCTCTCCGGATCATCGGTGAGGGTCGCAATCGTTCCGACACGTATCGCAATTCTGAACCCCGGATCACACCGAACTGATGAGCAATGGATTTGGCTCCGTAGGAGCATTTGAGGTCAGAACCACGCATGAGCGGGGTTTCACCGTTGAAGAGATTGCCGAAGACCTTCTGAACAAGCTTCTGTTCATTTCGTCGGAGGCCCATCCGGCAATAAGGGATCAGGCTCTGGCGTTCAAGAACCAGATCCGGCCCGCGATCATCCACTACATGAAACAGGCTGTGAGATCAGACCGCACAACTCTGGCGGCGCAGCTAGGCAAACAAGGCCATCATGATATGGCCGAAATTATCAGGAGGCTCTAATGCCGAGAAAGTTTTGTGCTGGGTGCCAAAGCGATCTCGACATAACAGAATTTACAATCAGGAAGACCGGAAAAAGATCTGGTCAACCCGTCTCTAGATGCAAAAAGTGCAGGCTATACAGGCAGAGCAAGTACAGAAACGGAGAGAAATTCCGCGAGAAGAGCTTGTATGATCTTGTTGAGTGGCCATCAAGGATAAGGCGGACCTACGGTGTAGAGCCGGAAGATTATTACAGGATGCTGGAGGAACAAGGGGGAGGTTGCGCCATATGCAAGTCCAAGGTTCCGGGGTACAAAGGGAAGAAAAGATTTGCAATTGACCACTGCCACACAACTGGAAAGGTTCGCGGCGTTCTGTGCCACCCATGCAATAAGGCATTGGGCTCATTCAAGGACGACCCCGACATTATGACTGAGGCCGTGAATTACATAATAAAATCAAGACAGGAGAATTAAATTGCCAATTTCTACAGCCATGTGTACGTCGTTCAAGAGCCAGCTTATGTCTGGGCTTCACGACTTCGACAACCCGGGTGGCAACACCTTCAAGATTGCACTCTACACCTCGTCTGCCACACTTGGCGCTTCGACGACGGCATACAGCGCGACAAATGAGATCACCGGGACTGGCTACACCGCAGGCGGCAACACGCTGACATCCGTGAGCCCGACAACATCCGGCACAACAGCCTTTGTTGACTTCGCCGACACAACGTGGTCGGCTTCGACAATCACCGCAAACGGGGCTCTTATTTACAATTCGAACTCCTCGAATGCCGCAGTTGTCGTTCTTGCCTTCGGCTCCGATAAGTCGTCTTCAAACGGCGACTTCGTGATTGTCTTCCCGACTGCCAACGCTACAGACGCGATCATCCGTATCGCCTAATAGGAAGACCAGATGGCCGACGCAATCGTCCCATTCCAAGGTTGGGGCTCGTTCGGCTGGGGCGAGGCCCCGTGGGGTTACTCCGGAATACTCAACACTGGCGCTACTGGCTCGGCTGGTAGCGTCACTGTTTCTGCTGGCGCAAGAACAAGCGTAACAGGGCTCTCTGCTACGGGGGCTGTAGGCACTGTTCTTGTCACCGGGCGGGCGAATGTTCCCGTCGTGGGGGTTTCTGCTACCGGGGCTGTCGGCACCGCTCAGGTCGTCGGCAGGGCAAACGTACCTGTAACTGGCGTTGCAGCGACTGGCGGTGTCACCGCCCCAACTGTGATTGGGAAGGCCAACGTATCCGTAACCGGCCTTCAGGCGAATGGATCTGCCGGTGCGGTAACCGTTTCTGGTGACGCGAATGTAGATGTAAACGGTCTCTCGGCCACGGGCTCCGTTGGCACGGTAGAAGTCCGCAGCATTAACTACATCAATGTCACCGGGGTTGAAGCCACAGGCTCAGCCGGAAATGCTACCGTATCAGCAAGCTCCAATGTCGATGTGTCTGGGCTCTTTGCAACCGGAGAGATTGGAACTCCGGAGGTCGCAACCAGCCAGATCCTTGATGTTACCGGCGTCTCTGGCATTACGGCGGTCGGCGATGTTATAATAAACGTAAATTCCACCGCGATTGTCGCGGGAGTGTTTGCAACCGGCGTGGTCTCCGAGGTCACGATTGGCTTCGGGGTCGCCGTAAATGTCGTCGGCGTCTCCGCGACGGGATTTGTAAACGACAACGTCCTGATCTGGGGTCTCGTGGACACGAATCAGACCCCGAACTGGAACGGCATAGCTGATGGTCAGGTGCCGGGCTGGACAGAAATACCGGGCACACAGACCCCGGGATGGACCGAGATAACAGGATCGCAGACCCCGAACTGGGGATCAATTAGCGACACACAGACACCCAATTGGACGCAAATAGCGGCGTAGGAAAATGGCATCCACATATTCACCGAATCTTCGTCTTGAGCTTATCGGAACCGGCGAGCAGCAGGGTACGTGGGGCAGCACCACCAACACCAACCTCGGCACACTCCTTGAGGAGGCCATTGGCGGTTACACCTCTGTTACGGTTTCGAACCTCGGCGACACAACGCTGACCACGAACAATGGGTCTGCCGACCAGTCCCGCAATATGGTGATCAACCTGACGGGCACGATCTCCGCCGCCCGTAATGTTATCTGCCCGGCGATTGAGAAGCTGTACGTCGTAAAGAACGCGACGACGGGTGGCTTCGACGTCACGTTCAAGGTGTCCGGCCAGACCGGCGTCACGATCCCGAACGGCGAAACCTACTTCCTTTATGTGAACGGTGTAGACGCTCAGAAGATCGTTGGCAATGTCGCCTCGACGAACACCACAAACACGTTCACGTCAAATCAGATCATTCAGGTAACCGATAACACAAACGCCGCGCTCCGTATCACGCAGCTTGGTACGGGCAACGCTCTCCTCGTCGAGGACAGCGCTAATCCAGATGGAACCCCCATGGTCATCACGGACGCAGGGCGTATCGTCACTGGGAACACAGCAGGGATTAGTGTTGACAATTCATATGGCGGTCAAATCAATCCGCGCATCCAGACCCATGGCAACACGACTGAGAGTGCGTCTCTCGCCGCAACAGTATGGACGGCTTCGGGCGCTGGTAGTCAGGCTATTCTCTCCAAATCGCGTGGCACCACAATCGGTACTAACGCGGTTGTGCAGAACAACGACGATCTTGGTGCCATTGCTTTTGACGGCGATGACGGATCGTCATTCATTGTTGCTGCATCCATAGTCGGGTCTGTTGATGGAACACCCGGCACGAATAACATGCCGGGTCGCGTCACAATCAACACAACTCCGGCTGGCGGATCTGTCCCTGTTGAAGCGGTTCGTGTAAACAATCTTGGGTATATGGCTGTAAACACACAGCGGAACCCAGACTCGACACTCGAAGTTCGCGGAACCGGCACACCCACGGGTATCATGATTGCCAGCATCAGCGGAACCACGCTGACCGTGGACGGCGTCACCTCCGGTGATGTTGCAGTAGGCGACCGCGTCTTCGCTGATGGTGTCGAATACAACACATATGTCACCGCCCTTGGTACAGGCACAGGCGGCGTTGGCACATACACGATCAACAACACCCAGACCGTTGCGCAGACAAGCCTTTTCTTTGTGCCCGCTGGCGACACCCGTATGTCGTTCTACGACTCGGACACAACATCAATCACCAACCAGCCCATTGGCGCTGTTGAGTGGTTTAACACGGACGCAAGCACACCGGGCGCTGGTGTCAAGGCATACATCGCAACGATTGCAGAAAGCGCAACACCTGATACTGCCATGCTGTTTGGCACGTCAGATAATGTCTCCAGCACTCAGGCAGTGGAGCGCATGCGTCTTACCTCTGCCGGTCGCCTTGGCATCGGCACAAGGGTTCCGGACGCCATTCTCTCCGTCAATGGAGTTGCTTCATTTGGTGATGGCGCTGTAGGCACACCATCAATCGCCAACTTCGGCGATCTTAATACAGGCATTTGGTTCCCCGCCGAAGACACAATCGCGTTCAGCGAGGGCGGCGTCGAAGCCATGCGAATCAATTCATCCGCGAATGTCGGCATTGGGACATCCTCTCCGGGGGGCAGGCTTGATGTTCAGGGCGGCACAATTGAATTCGATCCCGGTGCCGGAGCAGACGCCACACGCGCGTTTAACTTTAACATTGGCGGCTCAAACTACGGCAAGATTCTAATCCCGTCCGGCGGTGGTGGGGCCATGGCTTTCTGGACTGGCGCTGCCGGTCTTGCCGCTGAGCGTATGCGCATCGGAAGCGCTGGTAATGTGGCAATCGGCGGTACGATTAACACGGCCTTCTCGCTCCGCGTTGCAAAGGACATCACAGGATCATCTGCCGCATCGGGTGTGTACAGCGATGGCACAATCCAGACCGACGCAAACGCTATTCCAACATATTTTTCCGGCCTTCTCAGGACTGCGGCGGCTAGCTTCACGGTTTCTGATGCACAGATATATCGCGCAGCGCACACAACGCTTGGTGCCGGATCAGCAATAACAAGGCTATACGGTTACACTGCTGCCGATCTTACCGCCGCAACAACTAACTATGGATTTTTCGCATCAGCAACTGCGGCAAGTATAACAACGGGGAAGACTTACTTCGGTTATTACGAAGGATCCAACGCAGCATCTGGCGGTGGTGTGAGTTGGGCTTTCTACGCGAACGGAACCGCAAACAGCTATTTCGGCGGTAACGTCGGCATTGGCTCTACGGCCCTTAGTGCCGTCAACCTCCGCATCTCCCGCCAGATAACTGGTGCAACTTTTGCTTACGGCTCTCTCTATGACGGTGTTGTGCAGTCTGATGTTACGTCTATTGCGGCTGGTGTCACAACGTTTATTTCAACAGCGGCGGCTTCGTTCAGCACAACCCTTAACCACTTCCAAGCGGTTCAGGCGACTATGGGCGCTGGGTCAAGCCTTACGGCACAAACGGGTTACCTCGCGTCTGAGTCTAACATTTTTGCGACGAATAATTACGGCTTCTTGGCCGCAAATACCGCTGCTGTCACATCCGGCAAGACGGCATACGGTTTCTTCTCTAACGTAAATGTTGCATCAGGCGGCGGCACGACATGGGGCTTCTTCGCCAACGGTACAGCATGGAATTACTTTGCTGGTCCGGTTATCCTCGATACAAATCTTTGGGTAGACGCACCCGCGCCGACGGTTGCCACAGGTGCGGCCACGCTGACTGCGGCGCAGATCCGCACCGGCATTATTAGCACCACGGGCACCACTTACACGCTCACACTGCCGACCGGGACCAGTATTGACTCCGGCTTTACGGGTATCCCGGCCAACACAAACGTCGGCTTTGATGTGAGCTTCGTAAATACAGCGTCCGGAACAATCACTATCGCAGTAAACACAAACGTAACGTCCCTCGGTTCGCTGACAATCGCAACAGGAACATCCGCCCTGTTCCGGTTCCGTAGGACTGCGGCCAATACCTACGTTGTGTACCGCATGGCGTAATTGACGCTGCGGTCGGAAGTGTTTAAATAAACATGGCGGTCGATCTTGACCGCCTTGCACAGAGGAAGAAAATGAATATCGAATTCACCAAGGAAGAAGCCAACGCTCTCGCGGCTATGATTGATCTTGCTGTCAAGTCTGGTGGCCTTCAGGTCGCTGGTGCTGCTGTCCTGATCATGAAGAAGCTTGAGGCTGCCGCGAAGTCCGCCGAAAAGAGCGAGTAAGCTAAATGACCACACAGTATTCTTGGTCCTTCCCGCAGCTTGATGTGATATACAGCGAAGGTCCGTATAGTAACGTCGTCAGCGCCGTCCACTGGATTTATCAGGCGACCGATGGAACTCGATATGAGACATGCGTTGGCTGCACACCACTTGAAAGCCCTTCCGGTCAGTTCGTGAATTATAACGACCTGACCCCAGAAATCGTAACGGGGTGGGTTGTCGGCACTCTTGGCGAGGAAAAGGTTGCCGAGATGACAGAAGACCTCGATGGTCGTCTTGCGGCAGCGAGAAGCCCCAAAGGCGGGGCTGAACTTCCTCCTTGGGCTGGCCAGCAGGGTGAATGAATATGATCGAAGAGCTTATCGCCCGTGTATTCAAAACCCGCAATCAGGCCCACCTCGCTCACTGGAAGACGAAGTCCTTTGCGGAGCATAAGGCTCTGGGTTCATTTTACGAGGATGTGATTGAGAAGCTGGACGACCTTGTCGAGGTATGTCAGGGCTCAACAGGCATCATTGGGCATGTCGATTTGTCCTGTAGGGACGAGTCCATGGATGTCATCAAGGCGATCACTGGGGATGCCAACTGGATCTCGAAGAACCGCTCCAAGATTGCACACGGAGTTCCCGCAATCGAGAACATACTCGATGAGCTTGTAGCGATCCACCTGACGACGCTCTACAAACTGAAGAACCTTTCATAGGGCGATAAATGCTCTCCAAGCTTAAATTCCAGCCCGGCATCAACCGAGACATGACCAGCTACACAAACAGTGGTGGCTGGTTTGACTCGGATTTTGTGCGGTTCAGAAACGGTCTGCCGGAAAAGATTGGTGGCTGGACGAAGATCTATGCTAACCAAACCGCGCTTATTGGTAGGTGCCGTAAGCTGTTTAGCTGGTCGAGCTTGGTCGGCAACGAATATCTAGCCTGCCCGACTAACATCAAGTTTTATGTCGATGATTCGTCACAGATCATCGACATAACACCACTTCGCCGTTCAGTCACACTTGGATCGAACCCGATAGCAACCTCTAACGGATCGAGTGACATAACGATCACTGACGTGAATCACGGAGCCATAAGCGGCGATTACATCACCATTTCTGGCGCAGCCAATACGAATGGCATTCTGGCTACCGACATCAACAAGGAATTTGTAATCCAGAGCGTTGCAAACGCAAACGCCTACAGCGTCACCACCGCTGGCACGGCGACGTCAACTGGATCAGGTGGCGGTTCGAATGTATCGGTACAGTACGAATTTCATCCCGGCACGGCCACAACTGCCGCATTCACTGGCTGGGGCTCTGGCCCGTGGGGCGGCATTTCTGGCTTGTATGGCTGGGGCTTCGGTCCTTCCACAACGCTCACCACTTACTATAGTGGCCTCTGGACCGTAGACAACTACGGCGAAGACATGATTGCGTGTCCCCGCGATCTGACGAATTTCTACACGCTGGGCAATACGCCGATCTCCGTCACGAACGGCAGCAACGTCGTTACTGTCACGCAGGTTAATCACGGCTTCTCGAATGGCAACGCCGTTATTATTGGCGGTATCGACACCACCCTCGGCGGCATTTCTACGCTTGACCTGAACGGTACGCACACAATCAGTGTCGTAAACGCAAACGCCTACACGTTCACTGTGACTAGCGCAGCATCTTCCAGCGAAACTGGTGGCACTGGTTGTGAAGTTTACACGTCCTCAATCATTTACTGGGACATCACGAACGCCAGCGGTCCTGCTGTCAGCCTTAGCAACCTTGGCTCGATTTACGCGAAGAAATACCTGCCGTATGTGGCGACTGAAGTTCTCGTATCTGACCAGAACAGGCAGGTCATTGCGTTCGGATGTAACCCATACGACGTTACGCAGGGTCAGGATAAAATGACCATCAGATGGTCAGATTCCAACGATCCAACGAATTGGGATGCCGCAGATCTGACAACGACATCTGGGGACAATCGCCTGTCTTCGGGGTCTTACATCGTAACCGCCGTTCAGAACCGCGAAGAGATCATCGTCTGGACCGACACGGCACTCTACAGCATGACATACATTGGCCCGCCCTATGGCTACGGCTTCAACTATGTCGGCTCCAGCTTCGACATCATTGGTCCGAATGCTAAGATCGTCGCAGGCTCTGCGGCCTTCTGGATGGGCTCTAACAACTTCTATGCGTACAGCGGCAAGATCGAGCCGCTTCCCTGCACAGTCAGAGACTACGTGTTCCTTGATCTCGACACCAGCAACGGCGACAAGGTGTATTGTTCTGCCGACTCCGGCAACAACGAGATCATCTGGTTCTACCCATCGAAGAGCCAGTCAACGAGCGGCGGTGTTTCACCCGCTAACGTCGAGGTTGATCGTTACGTCGTATACAACTACCAAGACAATGCTTGGTACTACGGCACACTGGCCAGAACAGCTTGGATCGACCGCAGCGGAAATAGCACACCCCGTGCCGTCAGTGCAGATGGGTATCTGTACCAGCACGAGGTTGGCTTCAACGACGGCAGCACAAACCCCGAAAGCCCGATCAACGCCTATATTCAGTCGAGCCCCGTCGAAATTGGGGACGGCGATAAATTCATGTTCGTGAACAGGATCATCCCAGATCTTACGTTCCGGAACTCGACAATGGTCAATGGTAACGGCGAGCCGATTGTAAAATTCACGATACGCCCGCAAGATTATCCGGGCGGTGCCATTGGTGCGGGCGACGAGAGAGATGTACAGCGCAATGCCGCAGCGACTCTAAAGGTAAACAGGTTCACTGATCAGATGTTTACACGCATCAGGGCTCGCTCTGTCGCGCTCAGGGTTGAGAGCGACGAGCTTAACGTGGCGTGGCGTCTGGGAACCCCGCGAATTGACATGCGAGAGGACGGTCGGAGATGACATCTTCAACGACGGCGTTACCGCTTCCGCCGAAGGAATACAATCAGGAGTACATGAACCGCCTGATTAAGCAGTTGGACTTCGCAATAAGAAAGCTTCAGTCCATTCGCCCGATCACTGTTGGGTCAGATCTTAGCAGTCAGATCGCGGCATTCCCCATCTCGGGGTTGACAATCCAAGACATTCCAACCTCCCCCACAGGGCTTCCGGCAGGCAGCGTTTGGTCTGACTCCGGCATCCTCAAGATCGTGTGAGAACCATGTATTTTAACGGCATCCCCATGGGCTTCGGGCAGGCCCAGCAGCAGAACCCCGCTGACCTTATGAATAAGCCTATTCTCGGCTATAATCAGGGTATCGGTGGGCTACAGCAGAACCAGCAACAGAACCAGTGGCAGCCCGCACCCCAGATGTCCAACTTCTCGGCACAGGAGGAGACATCGCGCAGGGCTCTCATGAACCAGCCCAACCAGCAGATGCAGAGCCCCGCAAGCTCCACGGCGGGATACGCAAACAAGTCCCTCACACCCCTCCCGCCCTTTCAGAAGCCCCGTGCAGGGCAGGCGATGGCGAAGGGCGGTGTTGTTCAGCAGAATCTGGAAAAGGGTGGCATTGTCGCCAGCGGTATCGCAGCCCTTCGCGGGCAGCATCCCAACCCACGGGAAGCAATTGACCAGTACGACAAAGAATTCGGGCCTGATGCCACAGCAGAACTCATCCGGGCGTATGCCGATGGTGGTGTTGTCAGTGGACCCGGCAGCGGTGTTGCAGATCTCGTCCCCGGCTCTATTGATGGCCGCGAGGATGTCCGCATTGCCAGCGGTGAGTACGTGATCCCGGCTTGGGCGGTCGCCACATTGGGAGACGGCTCCACAGAGGCTGGTGCGAAGGTTTTGGACGCCATGGTTGCGCGTCTCAGAGAAGCCGGTTCAGAACTCATCATGGGCTCAGAACCGATCAACCCCAGTGAATTTGTACCGGCATAAACAACATGGCTAAGACAAAGACAGGCGAAAAGACATCAAAGTACGTTCAGGACGTACTCGGCACTGCTTCAAAGGGCGGCAAGGCTGCCGTAGAGGCGGGCTATCCGGAGCTATCGAGGTACACAAAGGCGTACCTCCGGGGTCTTCCCGGTCTGAAGGAGTACGGTGACGCCGAACAGCGGCAGGCTCTCCGCCGCGTCGGTGATCTCTACGGTGACTATCGCCGCGCTGGCGACTATGACATGACGAGCTTCCGCGATCTTGAGCGGCAGTATGGTCGTGCCGGTGAATACGATACGACGGACTACGCTGACGTGGAGCGTATGTATCGTCAGGCCGGACAATACGGCCCCGAAGAGTTCTCCGGCATCCAGCGTCAGCTTGATCAGGCTGGCCAGTATGACCCCACACAGTTTGGCGACCTTGAACTTGGTTCACTCGCTCAGTCCCAGTACGATCCTTCTCAGTTTGATCGTGCGGACTACACGACGGCGAACATTCAGGAGCGCATGTCTCCCTATGAAGAGCTTGTCGCCAAGAGAGCCACTGATCGTTTACAGCGTCAGTTTGAGGAGGCGGACGCAAGCCGAGCCCTTGAGGCAGCCCGCGCTGGGGCGTTTGGTGGATCCGGTGCCGCAGTTTCGAAGGAAGTCGCTCGCCGCAGCATGCAAGAGCAGATGGCGGATGTAAACGCGCAGAGCCTCCAGTCTGCATATGAATCCGCAGTTGGGCTCTACGGCAAAGAGTTTGCCGACAACATGGCCGCCCAGCAGGCCGAAGAGCAGTCGCGCCAGTTTGGTGGCCAGCTTGGTCTGGAGGGTATCCGTCAGGCCATGGCTGCACGTCAGGCGGAAGAAGCCTCCCGCCAGTTTGGTTCGCAGACGGGTCTTCAGGCTCTCCAGCAGAAGTTTGCGGCACAGCAGGCTGGTGAGGCATCTCGACAGTTTGGACAGCAAGCGGAGTTTCAGGGTCTGGAAGGCCTCATGGCTGCACGTGGTGCAGAAGAGGCATCCCGTCAGTTTGGCTCTCAGCTTGGCATGCAAGGTCTTGCTGGTCAGATGGCCGCCCGCCAGCAGCAGGCTGGTCAGGTCGCAGCCGCCAAAGAAGCAGAGCTTGCGAGCCTTTCGGGTCGCTCTCAATCGGCTCGTGAGCAGGCGCTCCTCGCGGAACAGCGCAAGAACATGCAGCTTGCGAACCTCGCGGCCCTTCAGCAGGGCGGTCAGTACCAGCAGGCATACAACTTGGCGCGGCGTCAGTACCCGCTTGACATTGCCCAGCAGCAGGCGAATGTTCTCGGCACAATGGCGAGCGGTTCTCAGCAGCTTCTTCAGAAGCCGGATCAGCCGTCTATGTTCCAGAACATTCTTGGCACGGCTGGCGCTGCCGCAGGGCTACTTCAGGGGGTCGGAAGTTTCTTCCGTGATGGTGGCGTCGTCTACCGAGGCGGTGGCTTAGCCGACCTTGAACCGCAATACTACGACAGGTACGAGCGCTAACATGCCGAACATAATCGAACAGCAGGATCTCCTCAAGGGCCTCCCCGACAATCGGCTTGCTATGATGATGCAGAACCCGACGGGAGACATCCCGCCGTTTCTGGTTGCGGCAGAGGCTCAGCGCCGTCAGGCAATCCGTGAGCAGTTCTCCGGTGGCCCGCAGGAATCGGTCGTTGATACACTGACGAAGCAGCTTGCCAATGTGCCGCAGAATGTTCAGGCACAGCCGCAGACCCCGCCTCAGATGCCGCCTCCGATGATGCAGCCAGAAATGGCCGGGGTTGCAGCCCTTCAGCAGCAGATGCCACAGCAGGCTCCGCAGCAGGCCATGCGCCGTGGCGGATATGTGCAGCGCTATCAGGAGGGAAGTCTTGTTGTGCCGAGTGTTGGTGGTCTTGCGGGGTCCATCACTGGGATGACAAAGGAAGAATTTCTCAGGGAACAGGAAAGAAAGCGCCTTGAATCTCTGGGGCCGGGCAAGGCCCGCTACCTGCTTGAGAACCCGACACTCCCGACGAGCGAAAGAGAGATCGCAGAGCGAGAGTTAAGGGCAGCTACAGAAGGTCCGCTTAGCGGCTTCTACTCGCCTGAGTCCGTCTACGAGGCGGCGAAGTCTGTTACCGAAACTCAAGCCCCGAAGTCCGATCCATTTAGCTATGGTATGACCCGCGACGAGCGGCAAATGATGCAGAGAGCGCCAGTTCCCGAGCCTCCTCCCATTGAACCGGGCAAGGAGCCGACCTCCGCCGAGAACCAGAGCAAGGTCTCCCTTGAGGAATACAGGAAGCAGCTTGAGAATATTTACGGTGTAAACGCTGGCGACAGCGAGTACATCAAGGGCAAGATCCAAGAGCTTTACGGCAGCGGCGAGCCATCTAGCTGGGAGAAGTCCCAGAAATGGTTCGCAGCCGCACAGGCCGCTATTCAGCCCGGCCAGAACAATTGGCAGGCAACGATCAACGCTCTTTCTGCCCTTGGTGGTGGCATGGCGGAAGAGCGGGCTTCGGAGCGCGAGAACCAGCAGGCCTTGGCAGAAGCAATGCTTCGCTATGAGATGGCCGACATGCAGGAGCGCCGTCAGTCTGAGCGGGATATTGCAAAAGCCTCTCTTGCCTTCCAGATCCAAGAGCAGGAAGATGCTGACGCCCGGGCTGCTGCGGCAAGGGCTGAGCGTCTTGGCGCATATAAATTCTACGCAGAGGGCGCGGGGGAATCTATTGAAGCCGCAAACCAGTCTATTCGGTCACTGGTGATGGAGCGGAAAGAGTACCTCGACAGCCTCCCGAAGGATATGGCAACTGGACAGCCGGTTACCGCAGATGGCAAGCCAGTCTCCGCCGAGAATGATCCGGTCCTTCGTTCGATTGAAGAGCAGATCAGGAGCTACAGAGACATGATCTCTGGCGCATCTGCGCAGAGGCAGAAGGCTCTTGGCGGCTACGGCACTATGACCGGGACAGATCCTTCTGTGTTAACATACAGCCCCGGAAGGCTTACTCCATACGGCGGGTAACGCTATAATCGAACCACAACAATGGCGAGTTTAAATGGCCCGTTCTGTATATGTTCCGCAGGTGGGTGGCTTTGTTCAATTCAAGGACACTGCCACCGACGCGGAGATCATTTCATACCTCGACAACCAGTTTGCCCCGAAGGCTACAGCGGCTACTGCTCCGGCAGCGCCCCCGCCGCCTGAAGGCCCCGATGAGTCCGGCATCCTTGGCCGGGCTGCATACGGCT